CTTTAGAAGGTCTAAATATCTCTGTAGGGCTGCTGTAGCATTTAGCCATCCAATTTCTGCTGCCTTGGCAGGATCAATCAGGGTACCTGAATAAGCAACTGGAGAACCAATCTTCTTGATGTAATCAACAACCTCATCTATAGATAGTTTCCACTTTTCTTGTAGTTTAACTACTTCAGAATCATCTAATTTGCCATCGCTAACTACCTGAACAAAATCTGCGTACTGACGGACTTGCGCTTCAGTCATACCCCAACTTGTCATTAATTTCTTAATTTCAGAATCGCTTAAGATACCGTCATTTAGATAATTAAAGAATTGTAGGTATTTCTCTGCTTGTTCCTTGGTAGAACCCCAAGTCTTAGCAAGGTTCTCAATTTCATCATTGCTAATCTTGCCATCAGATACTGCCTGGAATTGAATTAAATATGCCTTAACTGCCTCAATTGGTAATTTCCAGCCAATAGAAAGAGCCTTAATTTCATCATCAGTAATCTTTTGATCACCAAGAACACGAAGAATATCAACATATCTCATTGATAATTCATTTACGAGTTTCTGATATTCAATTCTTTCCTGTAAGGCCTTTAATCTCTTTAATTCTTCAGCATTATCTTTTTGCTTTAATAATAGTAGTTCTGCTGCTCTAAAGTTAATTGCTTCTTGTTCTGCCGCCTCAAGAGTGCTTGTAGGAACAAGTTTTCCAACCTTAGCCTTACCCTTTCCAGGTACCTGCTGTAATTTGGCAAGTCTTGCTAATACTGCTGCTCTCTTTGCTTCTGCTGCTGCTTGACGCTTTTCATCAGCCAATTGCTTTGCAGCCATAGCCGCTAATTGTTTAGCACGATCTTTCTCTTCTTGAGTCATGTTTGCTATGGCTGATTGCTCTTCTTTATACTTGTTAAGAGCCTTATCCATAGAATCGTTTAGTTTATTTGTAGCAGCAATACGATTCTCTGCTGCTTGGGCTGCTGCGCTTAAAGTTACCTTGTCATTGCCAGTAATCTTTTTATGAATCCAGTCAAAAACCTTTAGGGCTGCAATAAGAACTGCTATTGCCTTCCAGTACCTTGCTACAAATTTAATAGCACCTACAATAGTTGCCCTAAGAGCCTTTAGAGAAGCATTTGCAACAAGTGCTGCTCCACTTAATCCTTTTAGGCTTCCAGCAATCATGGCATTTGTATAAGCCATCTTAGGACCAATAATTAAATGAGTTTTTGCTAAGGTAAGAAAGGCAACTAATTGTTTATTAAAGGCTCTTTGAACAAAATTTCCCTGTTTTGTTATGTCGTTTGATTCACGAACAAGTTTTGCAAGACCTGTGACTGCTTCCTTGTTTGCCATATTTGCAGCAAAATTTGCCTTTTGGAATGTTGTATAAGATTTTATTGCAAATCCAGCAAATGCAATTGCCTTACCAATTCCATAAATAGCAGCACCTAACTGAATATATCCTGCTACACCAAGAGGCAGTACTTGGTTAATTGCTTTTAGATAATCAAATATATTACCTAAAGCCTTAGTAAATTCTTTTATATTTCCAACAGCAGATTCTAATGCTTGATCTATGCCATTTCTATTTAATTCTAACCAGTATTCAAGTTGTGGAATTACATCTTCTGTAAAATGTGTTACAAGTTGTGTAAGAGCAGGTATTAATGCATAACCTATTTTCTCTTTAAATTTCTCAGTCGCTACCGCCAATTTTCCAAATGGGTCTTTGTCTGCTAAACGCTTTGCGGTACCGCCATAGGTCTTGTCAAGGGCAGTTAAAGCAGCACCTAAATCTTTATTCTTAATAATGTTCTCATCTAATGAAGGAACTAATTTCTTTAGCGCTGTAAAATTACCATTTGCTGCCTTGGCTAAGGCTGCTGAAACTGCTGCTAAATCTTTTCCTGTGCCTGCTGCTGTATCAATTGCAACGCTCTGCAACAGCATAGCCTTAGTGCTATCACCAGTTGCTACAAGCAATTGATTAAAACTTGGAATTAACTCATCACCTTGAATATTGGTGAGTAATTCTGTTTTATCTATGTATTGTTGTACTGCAGCAATTTGAATTTCTGTAGCATTTGTAACATTTTTGAGTGTGGTAGTAAGAAGAATTTGCTCTTTGATATCATCTTGGGCAGCCTGAACAGAATCTTTTGATAGTTTGATTGCATATGCAGTCGCTGCTGCTGTAGCAATACCAAATGCTCTTTTGGCCTTTCTTGCAAAGCCATCCATCTGATACTCAAGTTTTTTGAGATCCTTTTGAGCCTCTTTACTACCTTTAGCGGTGTACTGGGATATTATTCGTGCGTATACTGCTCCCTGAGCCATTTGCTATCCCTTCCTCGCATCTAAATGCCTTTGTAATTTTGCTTTTGCTACATCTAATGCTTCTGAAACATTTTTGATGATTCTGTCTTTATTTTTATCTACTGACTTCCATACCAAACGAGAAGCATCTCCTTCTCTGTTTTCAATATTACTTATGAAGCCGTTTTTTCCAGAAGTTTTATTCTTTCTACCAGCCAATTCATAAATAACACCTGCTGCAGATATATTCTTTAAGGCACCTGCTGAGGTTGTGTAATCGCCTCTTACCTTACCCTCAGCCTTTGTGGAGGTTATTCCAGCCCTGATAATAGACTGATCCCATGATGGCCAACCAGCACCACCACGAGTACGAGGATTACGAGCAGGAGTGACATTCCAACCACTTAATGGCGGTTTTGCTGTGACAAAACTTTGTGCATCTTCTTTAGCAATTTTAAGTTCAGTATTAATAACTTTTCTAAATTGCTTAACTGCATCTTTGTCAAAGGCCTGCAAAGCGTCAATTGTTTCTTTCAATCCAGTCAACACTATTGCATCTTGGCTCATTTCCTGCTCGTCTCCTTGTGCTTTTCTTTTAGATAAATAACCATTGCTTCAAGTACACCATCAGGTGCTTCAAGCAGATCCACTGGTGAAACTCCTGTTTCCACAGAAATAACTGCAACTGTATAAGTTAGGCTATCTCTGTGGATTCGGAATTTGGGTCTACCACCAACTCAACACTGTCTAAGGTGTCAAGAAAGGCATCGCCAAAAGGCTTTACTGCTTTCCCAGAGTCTTTTAATGCACTCCAAGCAAGGTAGTAGATGTGCTCAAGTTTCTGGTCTTCGCTAAGTAACTTAGCAAATCCCTTATTAAACTTTTGCTCAAACTGAACAATTGACTTTGGACGCAATGGAAATGTTCCATCAGTTCCGTCAGTTGTCTTTACTTTTATATGTAGTCCATCCATTTATTTTACCCCTTTAAGGTTATGTTGTTTTTGTAATCTCGCCAGTAATTGGCCAAGTCACATTTGCTGTAGATAATTCTCCAACTGATGCCGAAAGTGGCGTCCATTCAGATATTACCATGTCAAAACGATACTGAGGGTTAATTGCACTAACAGCAGCATTTACAGGTCTAACTCTACATCTAATTGTAGTACCTATAAGAGGATAGATAACTGACTCTAAGCCTCCAACTGATGCGTTTATGACTGATTCAAAGTCTTGATTAAATTCAAATGTGACCTGATTCTGTCCTAAACCTGCAATCATTTTCCTATAAACATCGTTCATTTGGGTAGTCTCAATAAGTTCATGTGAAGTGGATATAGTGATTCCTGTTACGAAATCTGAAATATCCCAGGTGACTCCAGAGGAGACTTCCTGCAATTGCACATAAGCATTTGTTAAGACTATTGCTCCCATGATTTCCTTACGCTGTTGTCTTTACAATTGCGCCATTTGTTGGCCAGGTAACAGAAACAGTGGCAAGTTCGCCAACTGCACCGTTTAGTGGTGTCCACTCAGAAACAAGCACATCAAATGTATATGCTGGATTTGTTGCTGAAGTTGTTCCACCATCTGGCTTAACGATAATTGTAATATCGTTTCTTCCAACCCATGTGGCTGCTGCGTCGTTGACGGTTGCTTCCAACTCTGATGCTGAGAAGTCCTGGTTGAATTCAATTGTTACTGAATTGTCCTTTAGACCTCCAACACGAGTTCTTGCTCCTGCTGAAGACATTGTAGTTGTCTCAACTGCGTCAACATTTTGATTAAGAGTAACGCTTGTAACATGATCAGAAAAATCCTGTCCGTCAATGCTTACAAAGGCATTAGTCAAAACAATTGGTGTATACGCCATGATTATTTATCTCCTTCATAGTTATATGTGTTAAAAACAGGAACTTCTGATTCCTGCACTTCTTCTTTTATTTCTTCTTTTATTTTTGGTGTCTTTGTTGCTTCTTTTATAACGCCTGCTGCGAGAAGTCTTTCAACTTTTCCTCCATTAGCAATTATATCATCTACGGTAAGTTTTTCACCATTAATCTTACCGCAAATCCTTTTACTTGAGGTAACTATATATTCCATTGTTTCTCCTATCCCCAAATTGCGAGGTTATAACGATAAGATAAATATGTCTGATCGCCTGTCTGATAAGTACCGCTTTCAGCACTTACTACTCTACATGTTTTTACTGAACCATTTAAGGTCAGATCTGACTCTATGGCAGCCTTTATAGATTTAGGTCCACCACCAGCCAAATACTCATCAAGTTTATCTTGTCCTGCTCTTTCAGAGAATCTTTGAACAAGAACATATATATCACATGATGCTGTATCTAATCCACGAGCCATGCTTGCATCAAATTGAAAATCTAATTGACCAACAACAGCACATGGAGGTACTATAACATCAGGAATTAAATCGTACACTCTCATATCTGTAATCTTCTGTAAGTTTTTCTTGATACCGTCTCTGACAGCGCTTATGCTTGTTATCATTAGTATGCGAGTCCTTTATTTCTACGGAATGTCTTTAACAACATTTCTACATCTGGATCCAGTCTTGAATTTAATCTTACTGTACCCAATTCTACTGATCCTGCAATACCAAATGGTGATTGTTTTCTAATAAATAATCTTGCTGCCTGTAATTTGCAGGCTAATTCTACTTCATAAGGTACTTCTGGGAATCCAAATATGCCTCTAACTCTTACTGTCTGTGGAAAGAAATATGGAAATACATATGATCCAATTGCCAATATTCTTGTATATGGCCATCCCTTAGATGGGTTATTTACTGGTTCATACATAACATCCAATGGTGGAGTTGTTAAATTCCAAACTTGAGAATATGTCTGTTCAAAATCAACATCACATGCTAATTCTGTTAATTGAACTATGTCATCTGTTTCTACATACCAAGGGCTATAAGCAGTATAGTATTTTGTAGCAGGTGCTAATAGAGTACCCTCTTGATAAAAAAATCTTTGGCAGTATTCGTCAATCATACGACTTGCAGATAATATCGCTGCTTGAATGGCAACATCATCATTGCTGTCTTCAATCTGTAGGCTGTTTTTTACATCAGCCAAGGTCGTATAGACATTCGTAGGTTGACTCATCTTTTCCTCTTCTCCAATTTTGGAAGCATTGCTTTCTCCATTTTAGGATTAGCAGTTGCTGTTTCTTTTTTAATTCTAAGAATTTTTAATAATTTCATATTCCCTCGTTTTAAGAAAGGCAGGTCAAGTCGGGGTTGCTTAACCTGCCCTTCCCTTAGATTACTCTAAGTATTGCAGTAGATTAGTTTTCAAATATCTAATCTATGCAAATCTAACTTAGAATGATGGTGCGATCAAGCCAGTTCCAACAATCTTGGAAGCAGCAGCAGGATAACGACCAGCAGAGAATGCTGAGTATCCGTATACTACTGACTTAACTGTTAGGGAACCTGCGCCAGTTGCATCAAATGAGAGTGCAAATGGTGCTCCTGCTTGCTCC